TTTCATAGAAACCATCCATGTGCCTTTTGGTAAATCGTAGCCAAAAAGTCTAGACTTGTCCATTTTAGGATCCTCTATGATCCAAGATTCAACTGTTAAAACACCAGATACTCTATCTTGATGCTCATAAGTTGCTTTGTGATGATTGTTATGTTTTAAATATAACTCAGATGCTTGTCTAACAGTTTCAGGGCTAAAGTAAACGTAGTATTCTGAATCTGTATTTGGATCGTATCTAAAAATATTCTTGTTAGGGATAAGCGCAGGAGATAATAAGCATTTTTTCTCATCATCTACTTTAGCAAAAGTCAAGTTATTCTTTTCTTTTCCAAAGTAAACGAAGTCCTGTTCTATGGCTGGTGCTGCAACTAAACTTATAGCATCAATTGCCAATTCTTGAGAACTTTCATCTATGACTAATTCTTTTATAGATGTGGTCTTTTCGTAATAGTCTTTATTAGCAGCTTCACATTCAGCTATTGTTTCATATTCACAGCTTCCTGTTTCTCCCCACTTTACATTTCCGTCTTTACATTTTTTACAAGGCATATTATATAATAGATTTAATTAATATTTATTTTATATTGTAGCTCTCCTTCTAATGGTAGCTAATTTATCTTGGTTATTCGTTATGTCATCACTTACTACATAGGCTTGTACTGGCTCTGGCTTAACCCCACCTGTTAATTCAAAAGATCCCCCCATTGTCTGAGGTGCAGGGCCTTGTGCATTTGCGGTAGGTACTGATCCACCACCCCCACCACCAGGAACTGGAGTAGACATTATTTTCTTAACATTAGCTAATCCCTGTACAATAATAGCTGCACCTGTAACAAAGCCCAGAGTACCCCCCTGCTTAAATGCCTTATTAGCACCTGCATAAGTGTCCATAATTGCTTGTGCTACTGCAAGTTCTTTGCTTTCTCCTGCTAAACTCATTAAAGCTCCTGCTAATTGTGAGTATGCACCAAGCTGTGTGGCTACATTTTCTGCAACCACCATAGATTTTTGTCTTTCAAATTCTTTTGTTATAGCAGTTGTTTCCATTCCTGACTTTCTAGCCATATCTAGCTTTAACTTGTAAGCAGCATCTAGCTCCTCTAACTCTCTTTCTAGACCTGACATACCTTCTGCTCTTATTTCATTTTGAGATTCTAGTAATTCTTTATTTAAAGCTACTTCATTAGTTTTTTGCTCTGATAATTGCCCTGTGATAGTTTCCTCTAATTCAAGCATAGCAACTTTCTGTTCCTCTAATGCAATCCAATTTTCCTCACTAGCATTTATATCATATTGAGCTTGTGCAGCATCTATTTGAGTTTGAACTTGCTCTTTTTGTAGTTTTTGTTGTTCAGCTAAAATCTTATCAAGTTCTTTATTGGCTTCAATTCTTTCTGCAAAAGTCTTAGTTTCATCATCTCTTATTTGTCTTTGTACCTCTGCATCTTTTAAGTATTGAGCATTTAATCTAGCAAACTCTACTGCTGCTCTGTTTGCTGCTTTAGTTGTTTCTGTGATTGACTTTGCCTGATCTACTGTACTTTTCGTGTAATCTATTACAGCAGCTGTTCCCTCTTTTACTGTTTTAGTCAGCTTATCAACGCTATTATCTACACCAGTCCAAGTATCTACCATTTCTTTTCCTGCGTTTACAGCTTCATCTTTAGCTGCTGCAAATTCTCCCTTAAATAAATGTCCGATAGCTTTACCTAAATGACCAATGACATCTAAAAAAGACATCATTCTTTCAATTAAATTATCTTTGATAGCATTTGCAAAGTCTGTTAGAGCTTCTTTTGGATTTTCAAAAATATCTTTGAACCATCCTGTAACCTTGCCAACATTATTGCTTATAAAAGTAAATAAATCATTAAACGCTATTTCTAAAGCTGTCATAGCAGTATTGAAAGTATCAACTACTTTTTGGTTTTTACTAAATACTTCCATGAGTTTAGCAAGTAAAGCTACTGCTAAACCAATCCCTGCTGCTTTTAATGCAGTACCAATGCCTTTAATTGCTGTTCCCATACCCTTAAAGCCCTTTGTACCTTTATCTGTTGCTGGTTCTATCTTTTTTGTTTCTTTTACTAAACCTTTTACATCTTTAGTAACATCTCCAACATTTGCATCTATTTTAAAACTTAACTCTGTATCTGCCATAATTCTATACTTTTAATTCGTAAAAATCAAGTGTAGCTGTCCAGCTAATACTTGTTTCATTTGCACCTGTCACTTGAATAAACATATCTCCACCACTAAACGCTGCTTCTCCTGTCCACCCTGTAACCGTTCCAAATTCTCCTATTTTATAAGTGGTCTGATCTACTGCTTCTAAATATATTAAGCCATAAGTCTTAACAGCTTTTCTATCATTAACAGCTCCTGAGCTTCCGCCACCTGTTCTAACTCCTACTATCATTACTTCAAAAGATTCAAAAGTTCCTGTTCCATCTCTTGCAATAGCTGTTACGTTTGGATCTCCATTGACAAATAGATTAGTAGGAGTAGCATCAGTTGTTGTGCCTGTTAGAGTTATTGTAGAGCTTTGAGCTTTACCCACAGCAACACCATTAAAACCACCACCACCGAATACTACTTCTCCATCTCTTGTTGCTTTTCCATAATTACCTAAGACCGTTGCATTGTTTACTCCATTTGCTATTTCATTTGAATCTCCTATGATAATATTGTTTCTGTTGTTTCCCTTTGTTGTATTACTTTCGCCCATTATGAAAGTATTTGTAGTATTAAATTCAGTTGTATTATTAGCACCTCTGACTACATTCTTTTCATTGCTTATAGCTTGTTGTGTTTTCCCTGAATACCTGTAAGCAACGCAACTTCTAGTAGCTGTATCAAAAGTATAACCATAGGCTTCACAAGCAGCTTGATTAGGCAAGACATCAGTTGTTCCATCTGTGAAAACTACTTGTCCACTTCTTAGAACTTCTTTAGGCTTTATTGTATATCCGTTTCTAAATTCCATTATCCTATTAATATAAATTCAACTGTTGATAAATCTTTCGGTTTGTAGTCAATTCTATTTACTCTGTAAGATCTATTCTTAATCATACACAAGTCTGAAAACTCAAATTGAGCAATATCTCCAGCAGTTAGATTGACTTTTATAAGCATAGTCTTAGTATCTGGGTTGTAAAGCTCATTGTAATAAGGAAACCAATAAGTGTTAAATAGATTAAGTGGCGTTGTTTGACCTATTGGCTGAATATACTGACATTCTCCAAAGTTATAGTCTACCGTAGGATTGGCAGATGTTAGATCAGTAGGTATATCTGTTAAGTGAGAAAAAGAAAAGAAATTAGATGAATTTTCACTACTTCCACCGTTTTGACTTGGTATATAGTATGATGTAGATCCCATAGCAACAGGGCTGCCACCTGTATGATTATAGAGTATTCTAGGCATATTATCAAATGGGCTTGTAGTACCATCATCATTCATAGAATAAATAGTCGGTACGATCATCTCATTAAAGCCCTGACCTAATGGCTTAGATACTGTTGCAGCAAAAGGACTAGCTACAATTTCATCCTCTCCTTCTAATAATGTTAAAGTTCCTGCACTAAATACTTTACTTCCGTATAGATGACCTCTAGTTGATTTTCTGTACATATTAAAAATATAATCATCATCATCTTGCTCATACTTAAAAATAGTTCTCTTTTTTAAATCATTCAAAGGCGTTAATGTAACATCTTTTAAATCCACTTTATCTGTCCAATCAAAGTTAATACTTCTATCTTTCAAAGTTGTGCCTTTAGTATTTTTAATAAATACATCTGAATATGTTTCTATGATAATATTAGCAGGATCAGATTTGTCTTGCAAAGTTACTAAGTTAAACATAGTAAAAATACCTTTAAGAAAATCCCATTGATTAACCTCTCCCCGTAAACTATTTAGAGTTGCGGATGTTACATTTGCACTCATTATATTAAAAGTCATTGTAGCAGTTGGTCCAGATGCTATTCTTTGTTTAATAGTACCACCGCCACTAGTACAGGCAAATTCAGGATATAATTTATCTCCATCATTTAAAAGCCTTGATATGTTTCCCGAAAAAGTTTCACTTTGATTTGCATTAATAGGTTGTGTATCTGAATTAAAAGTAGTTGTTATACCAGTTGCTGCTACATAATGAGCCCATCTTAAAGTTGCTTCTGTATTAGGATCACTTGAATTGTTATAAAACTCAATACTATAATCTATCTCATAAAATCTATTGTCTGATGTATTAACTATTTTATAAATATCAGCAGCCACAGGGCTTGTAGTGTCTTGATATTCTGCTGGTGTATTTGAATTAACATTTCCCGAAGGCTGTGTTCTATCTATTACTGCTGCTGTAATATAAGCAGTTGTTGTTGATCTTACTGGCGGACCTACTCCCGATTGTACTTTCGGATAAGTTGCTGTTGTAGTAGTATCAGGAATAACAGTAGGCATATTATCACCCCCCCAGTTAAAGTCCATAAACAACCTCTTGAACTTTCCTGTATCAAATAAAGTGCAAGTATATGTATAACCTGCTTCACTAAATATTCTATCAATTAAATATTTGATCTGTATAAAAGGTCTAAAGGCTTGTTCTAATGATGTTAGTTCTGGAAAACCATCAGTAGAGTTGTTACCTGTTGCATCATTTGCTATTAGTATCTGACCTGTCCAATCTACAAAAGGATATTTTAAAACATCTGTAACAGTAGCACCAACAGGACCAGCGAACTCATTAGGATTAGTTAAGGCATTTGATAAAGGTAGCCCATCTGTATACCAGCTTCCTTTAATAGCCACTTTAGAATAAGTATGCTCTAACTCCGAAAAGTCTATAAAATCAAATGTTCTGTCTTTTAAGGTGTCGGCTAATGCTATTGTCTGAGCATATAGATTCACATTGTAGCTTATCTCCCCATCTCTTTCTTGTATGTCTAATAGCTTTAAAAAGCCATCAAATAAAATAAAACCATCTTGCTTTAAAACTGATCTAGTCCTTGCGTAAGGATTAAAGTCATAAGGATTTCCAAAGCTTCTAGTGATTTCAAATATGTTTCCAAATATTTTATTATTTCTTTTTGTTGCTGGTAAATTAAAGTCCTTTGAATATGACTGTATCTTTTCAGCTACATTCTTAAAATCATCTACGCTTAAAGTCAAAGGGATCTCCTCATGCTCATATAAGTCACAAATCACTTGACCTTCCCAGTCTGTAATACCAGCAGTTCCTGTTATTGAAATATTATTGACCACTAAATTGTCAGCAGTATTATTATAATAAGCAATGAAAAGAGTATCAGAGTCAGACATAGCAGTAAAAGTAAAAACTTTTTGAGTTGTACTACTAGCTGAAAATGATGTCTGAACACCACTCTGCCCATTTTGATTTCTTACAGCAAGATATCCTGGTGCATTAGCTATATTTATAGTAGCAGTATAACTTTCTCCAATAATAAGCCCAGACAGTTGTTGATAAACTCCACATCCACTTCCATACATACTATTAGCAGTAGATGCTACTACTGAATTTAAAACTAGATTACCCCCTGAAGTAGTTGCTTGTGCAGCAGTTGCATTAACTGTACCTCTAAATCTATACCAAGCACCAGCAATTGTAGGCGGTGCAGTACTCATTATTGAACCGTAAATATTAGAATTAGATGCATTATCAGTATTTGTAGCAGTATCGACAGTAGTAAATTCTAGTGCATCTACTATAAACTGGCTAAGGCTTGTGATTTGCGGATATACTATTAGCTCTACACTCATTAGGCAGGTTGTGTTTTTTGTGTTTTATTTCTTTCTAACTCAAATGTGTATTGAATCAGTTTATCATTTGCTACTGTCTTTCTTGTATAGCTTGAAGTTGTTATTAAAACAGGCTCTACATATTTATTTGTTATTGTGAAATTTGATTCTGTTGCATTATAACCATTAAGAATGTAAACAGATTGACTATTCATTAATTCCTCAAACCATACAGCATCAGCTTCTGTAAGAAAGTCACTATTAATTTGTATTCTCTCTGTTGAATTAACTCTAAAATTTTTCTTGCCACCTTTATATCCTTCTATTTCATAAACACTATTATTCCAAGTTCCACCCATTTGAGTATAGGTAGTTCTATTAGTTGTTGTTGATCTGACAGATTTCATAGTAAAAGTATAGTAATCCCAAGCACCCCACTGATTAAGCCAAGTAAGTCTTATGCTTTCATATCCTTTAGCAGTAGGACAATTTAAGTTTATAGTGTACGTTTGCTGCTGTTGAGGTACTGAATTCTGCTGTGCTGTAACTGTGTAATAGCCGCCTTGTATAGTTCCAGCAGCTACAAGAGTCTTAAATGTAGTAGATGTATTCTGCAAGTTTCCAGGAAAAGCACCGACAAATAAATATTTCGTAGGAGCAAAGGCACTACTAGTAGGTCCAACCCCCCCTCTAGCATTATCATTATATAAAATGTCACTCCCAAGGAAAACACCTGCACTATTATAATAATAAAAATAGATTTGTTTCATTCTATCTGCTTGAGTAGGCATTTGATTAAAGAAAGCGAAAGTTCCATAGTCATTTATATTTGCATACTGAGTAGTAGGTGCATTAGTTAAGAACTTAGAGTTAGCTGTTGTGCTGCCTAAATAAAACAAGTTAGCATCTAAGTCAAAGCCATAATTAGCACCCTGAACTAGAGTTCCAGTTGCATTTATTCTCCCTCTAGTTAAATAGTTTTCCTTTTGTAAAACACCATTAAAGAAAAGATATGATTCTGAATTGATAGTCTGACCTGATATGATAGATACAGGACCGTCTTGAGTTGATGAGCCTTCTACTTTATATTGAATAGCAAAGTAGTATAGCCCTTCTATGTTTCTAGCATATTGATCTATCAAATGAATTGGATGTGGCTGATCGTAGACAGAAACACCTTTGTACTTACTCCCAACACCACTTTCTCCCCCTCTATTTTGAGGACCAACATAGCCTTCTAGTAAAGACTGAAAATCAAATATTCCCACCCCTGCATTGTTAGGGGTTGTTTTAAAAGTTCCTATCACATCTGAACTGCTTGAAAGGTTTATCGGAAGTCTGCTTACATGCAATTCTGCTAAAAATTTAACATTCCAATAGTTATTCACTATACTAGAATTTTCTATTGTAAAGATTATCTGCTGCCCGACTGGCAGAATATTGTATAAAGGTTTTTGTGCTATGTTATTTGCCATTAGTTTACTGTTGTTAATCCATTAATAATATCATCTTTTACTGCTCTTAACATTTCTTTTGGTAAGTTTTTCATTCCTAATTGTAAAGGTCTTTGAAAGAAACTAATGCCCTGTATTCCTTTACTATATATACTTCTTGCTATTAAATACCCCATACTTTTATGACTCATAAATTTCCCTGTTTCTTTATCTTTCCACTGAAAACCTTTTCTTTTTGCCCATTTAGCCATAATGCCTGACATACCCCCTTTTGACTTCCCTACTTTTGCCGAGCCAGTTCCAAACCTATAAGGACTTATAATTGACCTACCTTCATAGTTTGTAAACTTCCTTTGTTTATTTGTTCCTGAAACTCCCTTATCTACAAAAGTACCGTAATCTTGCATAAAAAATTGAACACTAAAACCTTGAGCATTTTGTGTTACTTTGAAACTTATAGAGTTATATAAGTCTTTAGTATCGTTTTTTTTAGCTTTCGTAAGATTAGTTCGTGCTTGTTTAACTATATATTTGCCAAAACTTTCTAAGTATCTTTCTATATTGTCTGTTTTCATTAGACTGATGCCACAAATATTTCTACATCTACATCAGTTGTATCTCTTGGTCTAACCTGTATGCTTGTTATGTCCTCTAATGTAGGAAAGTTAGGAGTAGTGTCAGCTTCAGCAATTGCAGCAGTATCAGCTTGGCACAATAAATGTGAAGTACCTGCTGTCATTACTACTTGATAGTTAGTGTTCTCTGTTACGATTGCTATATCCATATTTGCTGAATCACTTAAATTTGTAATCCTAATATATTTACAATTCTCTAAGTCTAAAGCACCTGCACTTCCGTAAACATTACTGTTGAATGTTGCTATTGTAGTGGTGTTAGAATGAGGACAAGTTACTACTCTTTCAAATGTATCTGTAATACTTGCAACTGTTAATGTGTTTGATGATCCTCTTAAAGCACCATTGATTGTGACACTCTCACTTATTGTTACCGTTAAATCTGCCATATTTATTTATTTTTTATTAATTCTAATATTTTATTTATTTTGTCTTTTATTTCACTCACATTGTCAGCATTCTTTTCATGATGCTTTTCAAAAGTGCTTTTCACTTCTCTTACACTAAAAAAAAAGAATTGATATAAAGCATAAAAGCAGCCTACTAACAAAACTAAGGTCACTCCGTATCTCTCTATTAATTCAAATATTTCCACTATAATTTAATTTTTATTGTTGGCGGTATTATTTTTATTTCTACTTTGCCTATCTTTATCTTATTTAATCTCATTAATATCTTTAACATTAGTACCCTGCTCCTGCATCTGTAACAGGTATTATGCAAGTATCAAAGTCATTCATTACTTTCACTCCCATTTGAAAAACCCATCCACAGCAAAGATTATCAAACCTTTCTTGAAAAGGCTCTATTGTAAATTGATCTTGTGTAAAGTATAATGGTGCATTAATATCGTTTGTTCCTGCTTGTGATTGTCTTGAACTATGCCTTAACATTCCAATGAAGTCAGTACATATTTCTAGAGTCTGATTAAATACTTCTTGTTCATTATTTTTCATATCAACCAGCTTAGTCAATTGCTCATGCTGTTTAGTCTGCCAGTCTTTCTTTTCACTTACCATATCCATAATAAAAAGCTGAAAGTTATATACTAATTCTGACTCTCCTGTTGTTACATTAACTGGATTGATATGCAGTAAAGGAAACTTCTCCATCTTTTCCAAGTTGATGTCATATATATCCCCAACAGAAACGGTAGATATTTGGTCATGATATTGACCTAATCTAATTAGTGTATTTACTACGTTGTTATATGTCTTATTGCTGACTGCCATGTTTTACTTTGTTTTGTAAGTTTAAATCTATTTCATAACTCAGCCAAGTTAAGCATTCTAACAGGCTAAGGTTTGTAATTCTTTCTAAGTTTACTATCTCCCCATTTGTCAATCTGTACATCACTCCGAACCATCCCCATTTTTCTGCGAAGGATTCTGTTGCAATAGCTGATTCATTTCCTTCAGCTGATCCATCAAAACAGATGGCAAAGTCGTTAGCAATCCTTTCCCTAAATGATAAAAAAAAACCAGTGCATTTTGCACTTGCTGAGCTGACATCTTTTTCATCTGTTCGGCTCGTATGCTTATATTACCATCATAGGCTGCAATAGTATAAACTCCATTCTCTCCTTTCTCAGTAATAGGTCTATATAAGATTGCCATTACTTCTGGTAGGCTTTTCTCTACATCATTCTTAATTAGAGTTTCCAAATCTGCATACTCTCCTAAGGAAATATCATCTAAATTAGGATGAAAGCCATACTCCTTTCCATCTACTTCTATTATCTTTTTTAAAGAACTATCTTGCTCTTGTTGTAACTCTGAGATCTTACTCATCATTACTGCCACATCTCTTAAAGACAATTCATCAATCAACTTCTTAGGAATATCTGACAAAGCAGCTATTGTTTCTTTCGCTTCTTTTGCCTTACTCTTGGATGAAAACTCTATCAGCTTAAGCCACTTTTCAAGAGTAACATCACTCCACTTGCTGATTAATTTGAACTGCTTTACCTTGCCTTGCTTCTTAATCTTTACCTTCATCTAATATATAATAGAAAAATTCATAATTTAGTTTACTGTACAAAATACCTTCCTGCGTTTGGATTATCTAAGTGATAAATAACGTTATATCTTACACCATCAATAGCGTGATTGTAATTATCTACATAGAGCTTTGATCCTTTGTCTGCGTAAACATAGTTGTTTAATTCTTTGGCTATGTTTGTTGATTCTGGGCTTACTATTAATTCATAGTCTTGCATTCTAGTTATACCGCTTTCAATAGTTCCTTTTTTAACTGGCTTAATGTTTACACCTAAATGCTTTAAATCTGCTATTAGTCTAGGCTCTGCTGAATCTGCTATGATTAACTTATCACTTATCTTGCTTAATATAATCTCAGCAAGTTGATTAGACTTTAATCCATTCTGATAGATATGTTCTTTTAGATAGATCTTACGCTTAGACTTATCAATGGCTACTTCTGTTAAGCTGTCTGGATCAACGCTAAACCCAAAGTCCATTCCACAAGATGTCTGTAAGCCATCAGGATTAAATTCTCCAAATGTCCAATTCTCAAACACAACACCCTCTGCTTTGTCTAACCAGCCACCAAGTATCTTATGCTGATACTTTTTAAAGTTTCTATGCTTTATAGTGTTAATACGCTCTAGGAAGCTCTGTGAGAGATTTTCTCTGTTGTCTAGGTATGTACTATGGATATAGCATACATTGTCTCTAACGCCATTAAAACCAGCTTCTACGCCTTTGTCTTGAAAGAACCTATTGTATATCCAATGCTCTTTAGTGACTGGGTTTAATATTAAGATGATTCTGTTCTGCACATCTTTTTCCCTAATACTTAAATCAATCGTATCGAATATATCCTCATCAATCAATTCCTCAGCTTCATCTAATACCCACGTGCTTATTCCTTGTAATGATTTAAGACTAGCTGTTTGATTACCTGCTGATGTCTTTATACCTCTAAATAGTATATCTGATTTATTGCCTAAGTTTACAACCTCAGCTTTGTTTACGCTAAAGATATTATCAAAACCTAATAAACTGATCTTTTCTAAGAATTCAGGAATAATTGAGAGATGTGCTGACACCATTGTGAATCTTGTAAATAATACTCTAATGTTCTTAGACATTGTAAGCAGCGTAAGAAACACCGTTACAGCAAATGACTTTCCAGAACCTCTACCCCCTGTGATTATAAAGTAACGAGCATCAGATTCAAATAAAGGATTATATTTCTTATTCAGTATCAGTTTCAACAAATGTTATGACAGGCATATTAATAGCTTTATCTCCAGAAGTTACATCTAATCTATTCGTTTCATTCCATCCTAGTCTAGTCTTTGCTGCGTGTATTACAACTGAAGGCACTTTATCTTTTACACATTCATAATACTTTGACTTGATAAAGTCTTTTTGTATGTTTTCTATTTCTTGTACTTTGTCTGCAAATTCTTGATCCTCTTTTACCCACTTGTAAAAGTTTGTTCTGCTTAAGTCAGTTGCTTTTAAAGCTGTTGTTATTACTCCTAGTGAACTTTCTAATGCTTTGAGTAATCTCTCTTTGTTAATCTTTGTTCTATTCTGTTCCATTCTTTATTGCTTTTTGTCCTGTAAATTGTTCCCATCTTTCTATTATAACATCACAATACTTTTCATCTAACTCCATACCATAGCATTTTCTTTTAAGTTTCTCTGCTGCTATTAGTGTTGAGCCACTTCCTAAAAATAAATCAGCTACAATATCTGCTTTATGATTTCCTATTGCTCTTAATGGAACTTCTATTGGTTTTTGTGTTGGGTGTAGTTTATTTACTCTATCTTTTTTTATCTCCCAAGTTGTATTTTCTGTGGTACTCCCTATAAAATTTGTCTTACTTCCTACTTTACAATATACAAAAGGTTCATATCTATTTTTATAATGGCTATTCATATCAGCATATCCTGTGTTAATTTTTACCCAAGCCAAAACACTCATTATATCTATATTGTTATCTTTTAAAGGTTTGTAGATTTCATAAGAATATTTAATGGCATAAAAAATATAAATTGCTCCATTATCAATAATTAAAGGTATAAGAGGAATAAAATCTGAATAAATATCTATCTCATCATTTTTGAGCATATCCCTTTTATTATTAGTGTTAATTGTATTTCCGTGAATTACTCCACCTCTATAGCTTACTCCATAAGGAGGGTCTGTAAATACCATATCTGCTTTTTCTCCATTCATTAGTTTCTCCACATCATCTGAGCTTGTGCTATCTCCACACATAACTCGGTGTTCTCCTAGCTGCCAAATATCGCCACGCTTTACTTTGCTTTCTTTTACTTCAGGTATTTCATCATCATCTATTAATCCTGCTTCAGGTTCTTTATCATCCTCGTTTTCCCACACATCCAAACCCCATTCAGCAAGTTGTAAACTATCCCATTCATTAGCTAACATATCCCATTCCCATTCGCCAAAGCCTACATTATCCTTTACTATAAACTCTTTCTTTTGTTCATCAGTTAATCCTTCTGCTATTTCAATCCATACTTCTTTTAGTCCTGCATCTTTACTTGCTTTAAGTCGCATATTACCACCTAAGACAATCATGTCCTCATCTACAACAATAGGTCTTAGCTTTAGCATCTCAGGAAAGTCTTGTATTGATTTTACTAACTTCTTGAATTTATCGTTCTTAATAATTCTAGGATTATTAGGATTTCCTTTGACTTGACTGATCTTAACTTGTTGCCTCATAGTATATAATAGAATTTGTTATTATTTATTTAATTAAAAGGTTCATTAATACCACGTTCTCCACATAGCTTTTCTTTTGCACTATCCCAAAGCTTATCCCCTCTTTTCTTTTTACTTAAAGATGCTTCAGTTCTTTTAAGACTAGGCATACCATCCTCTGGCTCTGAATCCATCCACTTGCCACAATCACATAGAGCCTGTATGGTTACCCATTTCTTTTCTCTATAAGCGATAGTTGATTTACCTATCTCTTTAGTTTCTCCACATTCGCATTTGTATAATGTCATTGCGCTAGTCCTCCTGTTATAGATTGATTATTCAATCCGTATTATATAATAGAAATTAAAACAATTTGTTTTGTATAAGAGGTTTATAGGTAGCATCATATTTTTTATTAATTCCTTTTGGATATTTTTTTATTTTCATTTTTAATTCTTTAGTCATCTTTTTAATTTCTTTTTTATTCCCATTAAAATATAAATATCTATGAGTGGGCTTTATTAAAATCTTTTCTACTACTTTGGCTTTATTATCTAACCCCCTTCTAATATCAAATTCAGTTCCATCTTCAAGTATGTATTTATGCTTAGGAGTGCTTTCGCCTGTATATTTCCAATTAGTAGCCTGATAAATATAACCATTGTGTCCAAAATTTGGGTCTGCATAAGATACTACACAATTTGGTTTTGGTAACATTTTTAAGCATTGTGAAACAAAATAAGATAATGAATTTTTATTTAAGTCATCATTTGTGATTAATCTATTGAGTTCAATCGTTAAACATCTATAATTGTTAAATACACATTTTCCATTATTATAGTTATAATTAGGAGGATAACCAAAAGTGCAAACACCTTTTAAAATATTATCAATATACAATCCAAAAGCAAAAGAAACACTACACATTCTTTTAGCATAGTGTTTTTTTAACAACCATTCTTTACACAAATAATTATCTATTGGTTCAACTTTATATATATCTTTTATACTCATTACTCATATTCGTTTTGTTTCACTTGATTCATATAATCTGTCTAGCTCAAAGTGCAAGACATTTATTGCTTTCTGTATATCTTGTTGAGCTGAGCTTCCTTCTTTTTTACCTGCTCTTAAAATATATTGTGCTGCCTGTGCAGTCCAAGGGCTTAGTTGAAAGTCATCTACTATTTTTCTAGCAGAATAACCGTACTTGTTTCCTATATAGTATTGAGGTTCAGGAGTTTGCTTGTAATCTGTTTTCTTTGTCATTTTCTA